AAGTTGGCAGTAATCCGTACTGACTTTGCCGCATCAAACATCAATGCAACAATTGCAGGGTCAATGTCCTCTATGTCCAAAAGCGCACCCCACATACGGCCTATGGCTGTGAAATTCTTGCGAGCGCTTCCATATTCATGTTGGCGATCATCAAGAACTTCCTCTACTCTTTTGGACACCTGCAAGTACCATTTCTATGATTTCTAATGGTGTCTGCACTGCATTTTTGACCATCTGCCCGCAAAGCCTGAACTATTAAATTAACAGGGTAATTTCTTTCCCATGCATCATCTAATGTTTTTTGGTCTTCTTTAGGCAAAGAGTTGTACATAATTTGATAAGGGCAAAACCCATTCAAAGGTGAACGCCCAATAGCCCGCTTGCTTAGTATTTCTGTAAACGCATTTTCTAACGCCATGTTTACGCCTCCTGTTAAAAGCATACCGCAAAGTAAAAAGCCCCGCGTTAGCGGGGCCGTTCACTATTCCGTTTACTTTTTAGGCGCAGGCTTCTTCTTTGTAGCCTTTGCTAACTTGTCAATTTCTGCGGTTACAAAATCTGCAACCAACCCAAACGCAGGGTCTTTCTTGTCAATGCTACGGATAGCAGGGCCAACGACTGCGGCGGCTGTGGCGAACGCCAATGCCTTAATGTCAGTTACCCCTGCGCCATAAAGCGCAACAGCGGTAATTACAAAGTGACGCAATGCAGATTTAATTGTTGCTATTGCTGATTTCTTTAGGTACATTTTTACTCCTTTGGGCGGGCTACCGCCATGATTGTTTTGTAGTCACGCTTCCTAAGGTAAAAGCCATCACCGTTTGATTGGCTTCCTGCTTTACCTGAAGATGTGTTGCCCTCATAGACTTGTAAGTGTTTAAGGGCAGTATTATGGTTTTTTACGATACCAACATGGTCGGGCATAGCATCTTCATCAAATTGGAAGAAAACAATATCCCCGCGCTTGGCCTGTCCAAGCGGTACAAGTTGATTATTCTTTGTCAGATACTTTAACCAAGCATCACATGAGGCAAAACCTTTTTTAGTATTGGCTACTGCCCCAATAAGCCCAGTGTCAAAATACATCTTTGATGCAGACATAGCGCACCAGGGTTGGTTATTCATGCCAAACCATTTACCAAATGTGGTGTCATTGTTTGTGCCTTCTGTGTAACCAATTGATGCTTCACAAAGTTCTATAACTTTATTTAGGCTCATCTTCTTTTCCTTCCTGTGGTTTTGGTTTAGATTTTAGTCCATTTGCAGACAAAATGCCTGATAGCGTTACTGTAAGAAATACGCAAAGGGTAGAAACAAGATCAATAAACGCCGCATCATTAGGGGCTTGTGCCATAGGTTGAGTTACAAATACCAGCGCATACAGCATGGCAAAGACTGAGCCAGCAAATACCAGGGCAAGCAATATGCCAATTGTAACGATCAAGCGCGCATGTAATTCTTCAGGTGTGTATTTGCGTCTAGCCATTTGTCGTTTCCACATCAGGTAATAAGTCCTTTGTACATTGCCCAACCGCTTCACATTGCGGCGGGTTACATTCTTCATTTTCCCAATTTACAAACTCTTGACAAGGATAGCGCGTGTAACCTTGATAGCCACACCCGCTAAGACTAAGGGCGATTAAGAAGCAGGCGATAAATTTCATCAACGCGGCTCTCCAAACGCTTGATTGTGTCACCTTGCCTATTTTGCTCGTCTCGCAAACTTGAGCCGCCATTGGGTTTTAATTCAGCAAGGTAGTGTTTAACAAGCCATCTAACTGCGGCTGTAAACCCACCTAAAATAGTGGTGACACTGACGGCTAAAGCCGCCCAATCTAGTGCGTTCATAACGAAAAAGTATAACCGTTATGTCCAGTTAATGACGCGAACAGCACCAGTACTATCTACAATTTTAGCCTGATTAGTAGTTATATTTAACCAAGCATCACCTATGCGCGGGTAAGTGGGATCTGAAGTTACATTAGGAAATGTAAAACGCACCGCAGTTTCTAATTTATTTAAGCGGTTGTCTAGGTCGTTAAACATTCTGTGTAAATCTAAAGGTTGATTGATGTATGCCATTATCCTTCATCTGCTCCCTGTGTAAGAGTTAAAGTTACGCGTTCAGGGCCATCTTCACCTGGTTGAACCGATATGCCAACAATACGATAAATTTCATCAAGCCCTGTTGGAAACCTATTGTCTTGAATAATTACACGCGCATCATCTCCTAAATCATAAGTTCCAAAAATAGGATTTACATAAGCGGGAACTACAACTTTAAGAACAACAGGCGGATAAGAGTTAGCAAGCACCTGAGCGGTTGCTAAATTATCAAGAACGGTTTGATCTGTAATGTCTGAATAGTTAGCAACATTTTCTAATAAAGCCCAACCATCTGCAAACTTAGTTGCGTCTTGAGCGTTAGAGATTAGTTTTCCTTCATTAGAACCAGCGCCCAATGCGTAAATGCTGTTAGCAACAGTTGCGCCATCTTCAGGATATTCATACTCAACTATATTTCCCGCAGGAAAAATAAATACAGGCACATCAATATCGCCCACCGTATAAACAAGTCCACTGCGCGGATAGTAAGTATTAAAATCTTTAGTTGGCAATCCTGTTATGCTGTCATAAGACACATCAATACCAAAATCAAATCCATCAGATTGACGGCTTAAATCTTGAATGGCCTGAAACACGCCTTTGAGTTCATACTCATAGTAAGTGCGATCTACTAAAATGCCTGAAGTTGTTTGCCCTTGTGAGTTATAGCCCACATTGATATTGCCATAAGTAGCCGCTTGAGCATTTTGAATTAAAGTTTTAGATAGCACTAATTGATCTGTATTAGTAAATTGTGCATCAGCGGTAATGCGCCTGTGTTCAAAGTAAGAAATCCACTCACGGGCTGTAATGCTAAGAGTCTGAGAGGTGCTGTTGTATTGCCGCCCCCAAATGACCCCACCCCATACCAAAATGCCATCACGATCTACATAAACAGCGCATTTGCCAGGAATGGTTGAGGCATCAATGTTGAAAGCATAAGAGTTTACACCTGATAAAAGAATGTGACCGCTAAATGTTCCAGCCTGATTAAGTTGCTGAGTAAACCCAACACCCGTTAAAGGAAGTTCCGCAATGATTGTGTCATCAGAAAGGTTTACAAATAAGTACCGATAGGTTGTAGCCATATCGTTACTCTACATTTGGTAGTAAAAATTTCTTGCCGTCATAAATATCGCCCATGCCTGCAAACTTGCCGCGTATCTTGCCGCTGTAAGAAGTTTGAACCCAATTAGTATTTTCGCCAAACAATGACTTGCAAAATGCAATACCAACGGCTTCTTTTTCTACGCCGTTTTCATCTGCGGTGTCTTTATCGGCTACAACAATAACCCGCAAAACAACATTATTTTTATCAATCTCTGCAAAATGTGCCATTGTTACTCCTTATGACCAATAAGTAATGCGAGCATAACCTGAACCGCCATTACCGCCTGTAAAATTAGATGGATTGCCAGTGTTGTAAATGCCACCAGCACCGCCGCCTGTATTAACAGTTCCATTTCTAGGGGTAGTGTCAATTGAACCGCCACCACCGCCATGCACCGCAATAGCCTGTGGTGAAGAAACAGCATAAGCGGCTAATCCTCCGCCGCCGCCTCCGCCAAAACCTTCAATTCCTAAACCTGGAACTGTTGCAGTTGTTGAAGAAGTAGTACCAAGTCCTCCACTATAAAGAATTTGAGAAGCATCATTTGTTGTTGTACCTGTGATCAAATTAGCGGCATTATTCATAACAGAATGACCACCCGCGCCACCACCTGAACCTGCAAAACTTAAACCAGCACTACCACCGCCTGTTGCTCTAGGCGTTACGCCTGCGCCACCTGAAGCCTGGCCACCACCACCACCAGTAGCAATTGCTAATGAACCAAAAGTGGTATCAGAACCGTTTGATCCATTTGTTCCTGAGTTACCAGTGCCACCAGCGCCAATTGTAATTGTGTAAGCAGTACTAGGTGCAACAGTAATAAAACGGCTAATTACTCCGCCTCCACCGCCTCCGCCTGAAGATCTTTCGCCTGAAGCATTGTTCAAACCACCTGATGCTCCGCCGCCGCCAACAAGAAAAATCTCTACTGAAGTTACATTTGCAGGAGTGGTAAATGATCCCGTGCTTGTAAAAATTTGAGTTTTAGGTGTAACACCAGTCACGGCAGGAATTGTTGAAGTAGCCATTATGCAATCTCCACTCCGCCAATATGGAAGTTCACGCTAGTTGCAGATGCTCCACCTTGAATAAGGTTAGTAGCAACTAAAACCTGCTTTAGATCAATAAAAACTGTTGAATTAGCATTG